CCGCGCTCGCCGCGGCTGCCGCGTGATGCGTGGAGCTGCCAGCCGGCGCCCGGGCACGGGCCGGGGGCATCCTTCAGGGCGATGAAGGACGAACCGCCCATCATCACGATGTCGAGTTCAGCATACTCGGCTTCGGGGTCGAACGTGCCTCTCGGCCTGACGCTGCGACCGGCCGGGCCCTGTTCCCCATCGCGCCCGTCAGCGCCGTCCTTGCCGTCTTTCGGCACCGGGATCGTGGCGAGGTAGTCCGCCACCTGCGCCCGCAGCGCGGGCAGCACCTCGTCCAGCGCCACGCTGGCGCCGTCCTTGCCGTCGGCGCCGTCGGCACCATCGCGGCCGGGCGCACCCTCCTTGCCGGGCAGACCATCACGACCGTCAGCACCTGCCGGCCCCTGCTCGCCCTGGGGCCCTTGTTCGCCATCCTTGCCATCTCGCCCGTCGACACCGTCCTTGCCATCCTTGACCTGGGCCAGCCGTGCGGACACTGCGTCCCGCAGTTCGATCACGAGCGCATCCCGCTGCTGGCGGGCCTCGGCCAGATCGGCGCGCAGTTCGGCCACGACGGCATCCCGCTCGGCGCGGAAGACGTCGAGTTGGCGGCGAAAGTCGGCCTCCACATCGCGAACGATGCTGCCGAGGGCGCGGGCCAGCGCGTCAGTGGTAGCTGCGTGCATGTGCCATCACCTGTCGGCTCAATTCTTCGGGGTCGATCTCGGGCGCGGGTTCCGGCGCGGGCGGCGCTACGGGCTCCGGCTTCGGCTCCTGCCACGACAGCGGGACGACCTGCTGCTGGACGCGCGGCTCCTTGCCATGCCCGTTCGGGACTTCCGGCAGATCCTCCAGCCCTCGAGCCTCGTCGGGGCTGTAGATGCCGCCTTGGACCGCCTTTGCCAGCCCGTCCATCCTCTCTTGGAAGGACGACCGCAGCAGCGCCCGGGTGTCGAGTTCCAGGTACTCGTCAGGCATTCCGCGCAACTGGAACAGTTGCCCGAAGGCTTCCTCGACGTGGTTGAGGCAGAAGCCCAGGCCGCTCGCGATCCACGACTGCATCAGCGCCTCGGTCGACGCATAAGTGTTGTTTCCGATGCCCAGAACCTGCATCGGGACGCGGAAGGCCAGCGCAATGCGTTCCTCGCTCGCCTTCATCGTCTCGGCAAGCTGCGCGTCACGCGCAGTGTTGGCGACAGGAATGGGCTTGATCCCCCACGCCAGAATGGGCGTCCCGCCGACATTTTCGCCGCGCGTCTGAGCGTTCCACGCTTCACGCAGTTCGCTGAGTTGTGCACCTTGAAGCTTTTCGTCCGTAGAGAGGATGAAGGACGGCTGTGCCCGGTTGTTGAAGAAGTCGATCTGGCGCTGCAGCGTGGCGTTTCCGGCAGCCAGATCCAGCGCAGCGGCCATCAGCGGCGTCTCACCCTTGAGCGGATTGCGCGGCGTGTGAAGGCGGATATGCAGCACATCTCGCGCAGGAACGTAGGTCAGAGGCCCGAAGCGGCGCTCAATGATCTCATTCCCGGCGAGGCGATAGAAAATCTCGCCACCTTCCGCCACGACCGCATGACATTGCGAGGACGGCATCAGGTGCAATTCGCTGATTTCGAAGCGGTCATTCCGCAAGGCCAGCGCGAACGTCTCGCCGCTGGCGTAGAGCCACCGGACTGCGTTGAGCATGAAGTCGGACATGCTCTGGTAATTGTTGGGCCGGCGCATGATGCGCGACAGCGCCGAGTTCGTCACCCGCTCGCGGCCGCCGTTCGGCAGGCGCCGCCAGTGATCGCCGGGGCACATGGCCGCCGTTTGCGAGTAGGCCGAGACGCACGCCTCCACGATGGCCGACGTGGCGGCATACGGGCGAACGTTGCCGCCCGTCTGCCAGAAGTTCCAGGGCGATCCCGCAGGCAGCCAGCCGTTGTCCATGAAGTATGGACCCGGCACACGGCTTTCGCCCTCGCCAGCTTTCACCGCCGAGGGCCGGAAGATGCGGGACAGGATGCCCATGATCAGGCTTTCGCCTGCCGCGTCACGTAGGGCGCGGCGCCCGAGGCAGCAGTCGATTTCATGGCGTCAGCTTCCTCTTGCGAGGGATACGGACGCATCTCTTCCTGTGCCTTCAGGGTCTCGGCCGACTGCTTGCGCGCTTCCTCGGTGGCTTCAGCACCATCCTCGACGGACTGGGCGGCAGCTTTCTCCGCCGCTTCGCGCTCGGCCTTGATCTCGGCTTCGGACTTGGTCTTGTCCTCGGCCTTGGGGGGCGTGTTGCTCGCCATTTCATCACCTCATTGCAGAAGGGGAAGGCGGGCCCGTAGGCCCGCCCGGCTCATCACCAGGACACGTCGTCGATGTACTGCACGACGCCGGTACGGCGCATGGCCCAGGTCACGTCCATGATCATCCGCAGGCCCGAGACGCCCGTCTGGAAGAACGACCGAACCGGAGCGGCGACCACGTTCGGAGTGCCAGCCGCGCCGATCTGCAGCGGGGTGGTGTCCTCCATGTGGACCGTCGCATCGTTCGACAGCTCGAACTCGGGGGTGTCGCCCGTGGCGGACACGAAGTCGGCCGCGCGCAGCATGATGACCCGGCCGAGCGGAATGGCCGTCGAGGTCGCGACCTGATAGCGGTTCAGGACGCGATCAGCCCAGCCCAGGGTGCCATCAGCCCCGGCCATCAGGTCGAGGTTGTCAGCCTGCGCCGGGTTCATCAGCAGCATCAGACCGCCGGGAGCGTTGGCCGCCGTGAAGGGCGCCCGCAGCTTGCGGATGTCGGCGAGGAAGGCTTCATGGCCACCGCCGACGGTCGCCGCGATGGGCGTGACGCCGTTCAGCAGGCCCGCCGGAGCGATGGCGTCGCCTGCCCCGCTGCCCAGCAGAACGCTGTCCAGCGTGATCGCGGTGTCGTTGACGATCTCGGTACGCAGCATGGCTTCCAGCTGAACGCTGGAATACCGCGCCATTTCACGGGTGAAGGTGGTGATGACGCCCATCTTGCGCGGGGTCAGCGTGACCGAGGTCAGCGCCAGACGACGAACCGGGATGGCGCCGCCCTCACCGATGAACGACCCACCGATCGAGGGGGTCGGGGACCGCGCCGGAACCTTGATCGCACCAGCATTGGGGCCGAACGCCAGACGACCACCGCCGGCCGCGGCAAGAGCCGGATAGACCGACACGGGCCGAAGGGTTTCCAGGAACCCGTCCATCTGCGTGTTGACCAGCTCAGCAGCCCAGCCGCTGGTGGTCGTGGTGGCCGGCGCGACAGCGGCCTTCACCAGCAATCCGACAGTCTCGTCGTGCCCATACATCCGCTCGCCGACCTCGATAGGGTCCTTGTTCGTGTGCAGGGCAATGCCGTGGACGATGGCGGCACGGATGATCGCATCACCGGGCTTGTCGCCAGCGGCGCGGCGCGCGGGCTGCGCGGGGACAGCCGTCACGGCCTGAACCGGAGCGGCAGTCTTGGCGGCCAGGGCAGCTTCAGCGCGCTTCAGCGCAGCGAGCCCGGCTTCCTTCTGCTCGATCCGCGCGGCCAGTTCCTCGGTCACGATCGGGTCGGCGTCATCTTCGGCGATATGCGCCGTCAGCGCGTCTTTCTCGCGCACGAGGTCGTTCTGCGCATCCTCGATGCGCTTGCTCAGAGGGGTCGACATAGGTTTCACCTGTTTGATGATGGTCTTCGGGGGGGCGGCTTGCTCGCCGGAAGCCTGCGACACCGAAGGACGGCCCTCATCGGCTTGCTCGCCGAAGGCCATCTTCATCGTCTCAGGGGATACGTGCAGAGACTTGGCGACAGCCAAGGCTGCGGGGTTTGCCGGGACGCTCACCAACGAGGTCTCCAGCAGTTCCTGCTTCTTGTAACGGACGCCGCCGCGCTGCCCCAAGGGCTCGCTCTCGACAGGCTTGAAGCCGACCGACACGGCTTTCAGCACCTTCTGCTCGACCAGGCGGCGCAGTTCATCGATGCGGGGCGATGTGCCTTCGGCGGCCAGCTTCAGCTTGCCGAGCAGCTTGCCACCTTCGACCCGCACGTCTTCCCACGTGCCGATAGGGAAATCCCCGCTGTGCCCGAACAGCGCGATCGGGTTGCGCTTGAACCAGCGGAGATCCCAGCCCTCGGCCTCGATCACGTCGCCGTAGCGGTCCACCGTCGCATCGCTCAGGACAAAGGTCAGGTCGTCCGAGACCTCAGTGGTCTCGACCTTGCGAATGAGGCTCATGTGATGGTCCTTCCGTCAGCCGATCATGCCGGCGAGGTCGATCGACGCCTCGTGCTCCTGCTTCAGGAACCAACCCAGCGCCATGATCAGCGCAATCGCGCCGTCGATCTTGTTCCCGGGCAGTTCCTTGCGCGGGTAGACGTTTTCCTTGGCGTCGTAGTGCCCGACGACGTTACCGATCATCCAGTTCAGCACCGCGTTTCCGGGGTGGTGGATGCGCCCCTCGCGCATCAGCGCGTCCAGCGTCTTCGTCGCCTCGCTCATGTTGGCGACCGTTTGTCGATATTCCTCAGCGGGCATCCCGTCCCGCTTGAGGTTCTGGATCATCTGCTGCGCCTGCCAGGGGTCAGTGGCAACCGCCTGCAGATCCAGCCCGGGCCCGTCTGCCCTGATCTCGTCCTCGATGATGCCGAAGTCAGTAGTCTCGCCCGGCGTGGCGTAAAGATCGCCCTGCATCTCCCAGCCCCGATACATCGGGTGCCGGTCTTCCTCGATCGCCGCCCGCGGCAGGTAGAAGCGCGGGAAGACGAAGTAATGCGCCTTCCCGTCGATCTGGCGCCGGTAAAGGTTCAGCCGTGCGGCCATGTCGATCTTGCTGGCAAGATCCAGCCCGATCACACACTCATCAGCGGCGAAGTCCGCCTCATCCAGCGCCTTATCCTCGCACGCGCGCCAGTGCTGCGTGTCGTAAAGCGCCGAGTTCGCATCCACCCAGACATTGAGGTGCTTGGTCAGGTAGTTCGTGCGCCGCTGCGTGGATTGCTGCGCCTTCATGGCCGCCTGCATCACCACGGCAGGATCGACCGACACGCCCCAGTTCGGGTTCGCCTTCCTCAGCGCGTCCTCTGTGTAAGGATCGTCGCCCTCATCGATCGTGTAGACGATGGCGAAGGTGGCCGTCGCCGCCTGATCGTCCACGGTCCCGGCCAGCACCTTGATGGCGTAGTCGCGGACCTCGTAGCAG